ACCTAATAGAATACCAGCCTTCAATAATTCTTTTAAGATATTACCAGATGGAGTAGATAGAACTTCAACAGTTCCAACTAAATCATCACCGTCCCAATGAATCTCTCTAATATTATGAGAAACATTCTTTAAGTTGATTACAGTAGAATCCGGATGGTCTAATTCACCTAATGCTCTACGCTCTTTGATGAATTGTTCATACTTCTTAGCTTCTCTCATTAAGATTTCTTTCGGATAAATTCTTCCGTTTTGATTCTCAGCACCAGCTCTTTGTAGAATACCTTTAACAATGGTTCTTCCACCTTCATCTTCTTGTACCTTTCCCTCAAATAATTTTGTTTCTATTAAAAGTCCTTTCATTATATATTCTTAGTGTTTAAGTAAATCATTTATTACTTTATCGTATAATCTCATACTATTTGTATTACCGGCGCCATCAAATCTTTTTTCTTTTTGTAAATATGAAACAACTTTATTTTTTAAAAGTTTTTCAACATCATTATTTTGAATCATTTTTTTGATAGCTGCTTTAAAATCATCTAGTTCAGGAAATTCATTACCATCAGCATCTCTTGCTTCATTTTTACTAGCTCTTAAATCTGCTAAATCATCTCCCTCAATATCACCATCCTTATCAACATCTAATTTTTTCTGTCCACCAACTAATGCTTCATTCTTATCACCCTTACCATTCCAAGCAGTATCTACTTTATTAAAAAATGCTTTCTTTTCTTCATCACTCATAGATGGGATAGATTTTCCAGCTTTTTCTAATGCTTTAGCAAAAAACGCTTGATATTCGTTTTCTTCTACCAATACTTCTTTAACTAATTCTTTTAGTCTTGATTTTGTAATTGATGTGTTCATATTATAATGTTCTTATTTTTTCTGAAAGATTCATTAACCTTTCTTTTATCTTATGTAAACTCTTATTTGTTCTTTTATAGTAATCTCCTCTCTTAACTCCATTCTCGTTCTTTATCTTAGAATACCAGTTAACAAATTTCTCTACCTCACCTAATTGTTGTTTGATAGATGTCACACCTCTACTCATTTTAGCTTTAGGTGAACCATCTCCGTTTTTAATTTCTAACCAACGATTTTCATTTAAACTAGCCTCGTCATCATCCTTTGCTAATATCATACCACTCTTATCAGCAATTTCACCAGAATCACTACAATCAGTTGCAGTTGGTTTTATTGCTAATGGTTTTTTAGAATTAGCAGGAACATCGTTTTTCAACCAATCCTTTGCTTCTTCTAAATCATCAACAACGTCACCACCAGTTACGTTAGCTAATCTTTTGTTTTTCTTTGCAGTTTGACCAGGTTTAGCAAATGCGTTTGGAGTATCATATCCAGCAACTGCACCAGTTCCAGTCATTTCCTCCAATTCTTTTTCAGATTGGATTTCTTTAACTATACCTCTGATTATTTCTTTTAGTCTATTTGACATTTACCTTTGATTTTAATTCTTTGATTAACTCATAAGAAAGCATTATAGATGAAACATTATTATCAGATACAGTTTTACCAATTTTCATTTTTTCTAAAACAGAAATAGTTTCTGACAATTTAATTGTAGTTACTTTATCTGATATTTTAGATTTAATTGCTTTTAGTTCTTTCACAATTTGTGGAAGTTCTACTGCCAAATAATCTTTAAATTTAGATGTATTAGACATGTTATTGATATACTCTTTTAACAAGCCCTTTTGCTTTTCATCTAAATTTGTATATTTTTTATTGAAAGTTTCAACAAGAATCTTATAGGTTAGTAATCGTAGGTCTTTATCCTGTTTTTTGTAGGTTTCTATTAGTTTTGTACTATCAGAAGTAGGTTCAACTTTGTTTGCAGTTGGTCTTGAGATAATATTTTCAATTAATGTAATCTTAGAATTGAATACATCTTTAATATCATAGTTTTCAGATTTCTTAGATTCAAACACTTTATATATTGATGCTAATACTTTATAATTAGTTATAGGAGATGTTAAAAATTGCTCTAATTCAAATTTTGAATTAATTTCTTTAATAAGATTGTATTTTTCTTTAGATAGCTTTACAACATTTAATTTAGAATGAGCCTGTGATACAGTCTCAACGAACATTTCAGCTTTTGATTCTGAATTGTATTTTTCTTTTAATAGTAAATCATAAAGACGTAATTCTTTATTTAATTCCGTACCTGCGGCAAAGAATTCCTTTACTATATGTTTTGCGTTCTCAGTCTTATCTCCATTAAGAACCTCCAATGTTATTTGTCTTACTAATAATTCAAATAACACTCCAGTGTTCTTAACTTTGGAATGTTTTATTTTTTTCATTTAATTACCCTATAATTTAACCTATGTACATAAACTAACACATATAAATATAAACTTTTTAATGTTTATTAAAATTTACTGTCATCTAACAGATTATTTTCATCTAAAAGGTCAGTTTTTTCAGTTTTTTCACTTAAAATCTTCTTTTTTGCCGAAATTCCGTTTATATATTCTTGTGCTATTTTCTTATTTGATTCATTTGTACGAGTTTCTCTCTTTCTCTCTTTCTCATTTTCTTTGTTACCCAATGGGTCTCTACCATATGGATGCTTATCCTTTCCGTAAGTATTTCCCTCTCTTGGTCTACCACCTTTATTATCAACAATCTCCTGCTTCATTTTTTCAATCTCCTCCTCTACATTTTGTTGTTGAGGTGGATTTGCTGGGTCTTGTCCTTGCTGTTCAATTGAATTATATCTGAAACGGTCTTTAAGGTCTAAAACTAATTTAGCTCTCTCTATATCCATCTCATCTTCACTCATACCAAACACATTATGGTAAACCCAATCAGTAGATAACATATTTAATCCTTTCATATCAGTTGCCAATCTAACCTTCTCACTCCAAAGATTTACTTTCTCTTGCTCATATATTGTAGAAGCGTTTGTTAAAGTAAGTTGGAAATTTGTCATTTCCGAATCATCAATACCTTGTCCAGCTAAGTGAACTATTGCAATCTTATATAATTCACTAACGATTGTTCTTTGAATTCTTTCAATAGTTCTAGCAAAACGAACATCTTGTGCTGCTAAAGTTGCTTTACCATTTACATCTTCTTCATATCCTAAAAATGCTTTAGGTATTTTAAGTGCTGCAAATAATTTAGCTTTTAAGTAATCAATATCCTCTATTGCCGTATATTCCAATCCAGACAAGTTGTCAATTGAAGTACCACTATCCCCACCCCTAACAGGTAAGAAGAAATCTTCCGTAAGGTTTTGGATATTGTATTTTAAATTGTAATCACCTGTATTTTTATCAACAAATGGAGTTTTCTTCATTTTGTTAATAATCTTTTGCATGTAGTTATCTACTTCATTAGGATTAATATTACCAATATCAATTTTGAATATTCTTTTTTCAGGAGCTCTCATAATACGATGGATTAACATCGCATCTTCCATTAATTGTAATTGTTTCCAAACTCTACGGCCGTTTTCAATCATAGCCTTACCATATGGTAGAAAGTTTGTATCTGATAGTAAACGGAAGTGAGCTATTTCATAGTTCTCATATTCCTTTTTACCAAATCTATCTAATTCAACTTTAAACTTAACATAATTTTGATTCATTGGGTCAGTACCTTCCAATCTTTCCGTATTATATACAGAGTATGGAGTTACATTAATAATACCCTTACCTTCTGCCATTTCTAATGCTAAAAAGAAATCTCCGTACTTTACTAAGTTTCTTGTCCAAGGCCAAAGATTAAATTCTATGTTTATAATATCATAAAATAGGTTATGTAGTATTGCACTTACATTTTCGTTTGATGATTTAATTTGTAATATATCACCATACTCATTCTTTGTTGTGGATTCATCCGAATATATATCCAATGCAGATGCTATAATTGGGTCATTATCCATAGCATCATAATCTCTAAATAATTCTCTACGAACCTGATGGTATGCCATTGATTGTGCACCCTGATTGGTTTCATAATATGACCTTTGTAATTTTGTATATCTATCTCTAAGATTTACAAAGTTTGTACTCATTTGCTTCTCATCCGTATCAACAACTCTACGCTTACCATCTTTGTCAACGGTAACAATAGCATTTGTTGAAAATAATTTCTTTAGTCTACCAAAAAAACTTTTACTATCATCTAATTCTTGTTCTGCCATAATTTATTTTATCAGTTTTCTATTTTGACATTATATAACATAAATATCGTAAAATATCAAAACACTACAACCATTGGGATAAATCTTCAAAATCATCCCCAACTCTCATTTTCCAAGGGTTATCATTCATTGTATCATTACCACCATAAATCCCTTGAGATGTGTTTGATGTGATACCACTTACCGCTTGTTTGGTTAAATCAATACCCTCTTGTCTTAAACGAAGTGCAGTATCTCTAACCCATAATCCAATTGATATAGCCATAACTAAGTCATCATTATAACCCTTCATTGCTTCCGCTCTACCATTCATATAAATAAATGTAAATAACTCCTCTATTAAACGAGATGAACGAATTATAATTGATTTCTCTCTAAAGTAATCAGTTAATTTAGATATGATTAAAGGTCTAGTCTTAGAAGTGGTTGAAAACCCAGCTACTAATCCCTTTTCTTCACTTCTATATCTATTTGTCATTTGATGTTGTATATCAATGTATTTTAAATCCTTACTCATATAGAATAAGTTTTTATATCCTCTATCAATTACTTGCTGAATTGTTGCCCAACCAATATTTGCGTTCTCTATTACAAGTAAAGCATCATTATATTCAGTTGAAAGTGCTACTAAGAAATTTCCAAAATCTTTAGTGTCCACCTTACCTCTATATTCTGCAACCTGTACTGAATTCACAATATCAATTACGTGGCAAGTAGAATAATCACCGCCATCTCCTCTAGCTACATCGGCCACTACCATATATGATTTAGAATAATCAGCATGTTCCCATTTCCAAAGGTTTCCATCAAATCCACCTTTCTCAATTGGTGGTATTACATATGTTTCTTTATAAAACATTAATAATTCAGGTTCAATTACAGTTTCTCCAGAAGATACAAAATCACAATCACACTCTTGTGCTGCTTTTTTTGCACCTAATAATTTTTCTTGTTCATCTCTCCATTTTTTGTCTCTTTCAGGATGTACTGTCCAATGTAATCTGATTGTATTAAATGGATTTGTACTTTCTTCTGCTCCAATCCAAGTTTGATGAAACCAATTACCCACACCATTAGGAGTAGATAGTGCAATACAACTACCACCCGTTGAAAGGGTAGATTGTGCTGATACCCAAATCTCATCAATATCATCAATGAAAGCTGCCTCATCAAATATAAGAAGTGATAATGCTTCCGAACGTCCTGCATCAGGAGAAGAAGCAATAGCCTTAATTTGAGAACCATTTTGCAAACGAAGGGAAAGTTTATTATCTTCCATAGACCCACCTTTAAGCCATGTTGGAAGCAAATCATGCATTACTCTTACCTTTGTTACTAAGTTCTTTGCTACTTCTTGCTTTGTTGCAATTACCAACACATTAAAATCCGTATTGAATATCATTTTCCAAAGTGAGAACCCAGCACAAAGTGTTGAGATACCAGTTTGACGTGATTTTAGAACTACGTTAAATCTATTATCTTTAAATTGTGTTAAAGTCTTTTCCTGAAATGGAAATAATTGAAATGGTATCTTACCTCTAACAGGATGCTGAATCATACAATACTTCTTCATAAAATGTATTGGGTCTACCGCACATTTTTTGTATTCTTCTGCAATAATCTCTTTTAAAGATTTCTTTTGTGTTATACCAGTACTCATATTAATCTTTAAGAGGTCTTACTAAATCGTAATTTTTATCTTTTAATTTATCGTAAGCCTCATTTCTTAATTTGGTAGCTTGTTCAATCTCACCTTCAAACTTAACAATCTCTATAAGAATTTCTGCTTTAAGTTCTTCTACATCTCTTTCCATACTCCAAGTTTCAATTTTACCATCTTCTTGAACTACTTCATAAGTTTGCTTTGCATCTCTATATGCTTGTTTGAATTGAGATAATACATCATTACCATATCCAATCATATTAGAAAATATTTTATAATCTTCGTATGCTTCCCACAATCCATCTACTTTAATTTGAGATTCTCTTATTGTAAGACAATGTAAACAATATCCAGTTTTAGATATTAACTTTTTATCAACTCTACCTACTTTTATTGTTTTACAATTATCAGATTTACAAGTATTTAACTTATCTAAATAAGCTCTCACTTCAGCCATAGTATCACCCAATTCAGATGTTTCTATTTTACCAGCTTCTAATTGTTCATAAGATTTACCATTATCATCAGTCCACCTATCACCAACTTCTCTTTTTATCTTTTTTTTATCTGCTCCGGAGAATGAAATTTGTGTTTCCTTTTGATATTCTCCACCCGTCAAAACCATATCAACCAACTTTCTACGAGTTGGATGCATAAACTTTTTATTGAATTCCTTTGCCATACTATATACGATATATTTGTATATATAAGTATATCAAAATCAAGAAAACGATTAAGAATCAAAAAATATGCCTAAAATCTGATTAAGCGGTGCGAATGCACCTGTTAGTTTGTAAGTGTTTCCACCATATACGAATACCAATCCCTCATTTGGTACGATTTTATCAAATCCACCCAAAGCTTGCATCCTACTTAATTCTAATTTAAGTTTTGCAATCTTTTTAGGGTCACCACTTGCTTTTACTTGAGATATTGTACTTTGTAATTTTGCTTTCATTTGTTTTGTAGCTTCTGCAGGATTTGCAGTTAATACTGATGTCATAAATGATAATACATCTGCACCAACGCCTAAGAATATCTCCTCAAATCTCATTAAGTTTTGTTTTGATATCTTTTGTTGGTCTTGTTTATCCGTTTGTTCGGCCCAAGCTCTTATCTTGTCATCCTTTATATCTCCTATACGAAAACTTTTATCTAAAAAAGCCCATCTTTTAATTAATCCTATCTTTTGTTGTGCATCCAATTTCTTTGCTCCCTTTTCTACAAAATTTGTCCACCAAGCCTGATGATAATCTGCTACACCATCCGAGTCAGCTAACCCAAATTCAGATTGTAGTTTAGAAATCATTCCCAAATACTTTCCTTGTAATTTAGAAAGATGTTCGGTTTTAGGGAGTGTTTGCATTGGAGGTCCCTGTATTGTGTATTTAGCTTGAACATGTGCGTTTACTTGCTTAATCATTCCACCTAATACTTTTGCTGCATCTTGATTTTGTCCAATTATAGTACCAGCCATATCATAATCAAAAGTACCATGAAATACTAATAGGGGTTGATTATAAGGGATTACGTTTACAGACGTTGGATATATTACTTCCAAGTTC